TCCTGGATTACCGAAGATGATAAATCACACTCACTTGTGGATGTGATGGTCGATGAAGATGGCGATAAGACTACACCAAAAGACCATGGTTGGTCATGTGGTCCTACTGCTGGTTATGTTGCAGTTAAGAGAGAACAACCAAAAGAAATATTCTTAATTGGCCATGATTTGTATAGTGCAACTAAAAAGGTAAACAATATGTACAAGGCAACGAAACATTATGTATCGGCCGAGAACGCACCTACACCTTGTATAAACTGGATTAGACAATGGTATTCACTATTCAGATGGTTTCCAGATGTAAAATTCTACAAGGTAAATGAATTCAATGACGGCCGTGATATGGTCAACTCCCCTATTGAAGATTGGGGTCACAATAAACAATTAAATAATGTTGAGTACATAAGCTATTCCACGCTTGACAATATGCTCAAATTATAGTATTATACACATATGATTAGATTATTATATTACATCGAAAATAAGTGTCAACAGTTTAGAGAGTACCTCATACAGAGGTCACTACCTAAAGGCGAGAGTGTGAAAGAATGGGCAAAGAAAAATGCCAAACATTAATAAAACTCTTATAAATAACCATGAAGGCGATTATACAGCCTACACTAAGACAACGAACATTAAACATATATACAAAGGAGAATAATATGGATTTTGAAAGTTTAAAATCAAGTCAAAGTAATTTTGACGCAATCACGAAAGCTCTGGAAACTAAACTTAGTCCAGAGGACCAATCAAACAAAAATAAATATCAGGACGACAGGTTGTGGAAACCTGAGATGGATAAAACTGGTAATGGCTATGCCGTTATTCGTTTTTTACCTGCCTCTAATGGTGAAGAAATGCCATGGCAGAGATTATGGTCTCATGCATTCCAGGACAAAGGCGGCTGGTTTATTGAAAACAGTTTGACAACACTTAACCAAAAGGATCCTGTGTCTGAGGAAAACAGCAGACTATGGAATACTGGTTTAGATAGTGACAAAGATATTGCTAGAAAGCGTAAGAGAAAATTATCTTACTTTGCAAACATCTATGTTGTATCGGATCCTAAGCATCCTGAAAACGAAGGACAGGTAAAACTGTACAAGTTTGGTAAGAAAATCTTTGATAAGATTACCGAAGCGATGCAACCAGCATTTGAAGATGAAACACCTATTAATCCATTTGATTTCTGGAAAGGTGCAAACTTCAAACTGAAAATTAGGAAAGTTGATGGTTATTGGAACTATGAGAAATCCGAGTTTGAGGGTGTAAGCAAAATCAAAGATAGTGATGATGAAATCAAAGCTATTTGGGAAAAGCAATATGCTCTTAAAGAATTTGTTGACCCTAGTAATTTTAAGACCTATGATGAACTCAAAGAGAAACTGAATAGGGTAATTACGGGTACACAAAGCACAGTAACAGCAGACCAGATGGACCTCCCACCTATGGCTGCACCTACTGTGAAAAGTGACGATGTACCAACTATGTCCTCGGCAAGTGCGAGTAGTGACTTAAATAATGATGAAGATGATACTTTATCTTACTTTAGCAAACTTGCAGACGAAGACTAGTATCTCTCTCTAAAAACATCTAACTTTGAAGGGGCTCTCGAAAGGGAGCCCTTTTTTATTGGTGCTTATAAAATAGGTATAAATAGTAGTATGGCAAATATATTTGAACCGTTAAAAGATTTACAAGGTAACCAACTAAAATCAGCCAGTTGGTATAGAAATGCAGCCTCATTGGTTGCAGATAGAGTTTCATCAGGTAAACTTATGCGAGATGGTAAGTTAGTTGGTAGACCTAGTGCAGGCAGAATGTCTATGTTTTATTATGACCCTAAGACTAAGGCAAAGTTACCATTCTATGATGTCTTTCCATTAGTATTGCCAGTTGATGTATTTAAAGGTGGTTTTGTTGGTCTAAACTTTCACTATCTACCATATGCGTTGAGATTTAAATTGTTACAAGATTTACAACAGTACACAAGTAATGGTAAATTTGATAACACTACAAAACTACAAGTTGGTTATTCTAACTTGAAAGGTAATAGTTTGATTAGACCTGCTATTAAGAAATACTTATGGCGACAAGTACAGAGTAATTTTTTAAGAGTAGATGTTGATGAGATGGCCATAGCATGTTATTTACCTGTTGCACAGTTTCAAGGCGCTAGTCTTGGAAAAGTATTTGCAGACAGTAGGAGAAAAATCTAATGGCATATTCAGAAAAAGTATTAGACCATTATGAAAATCCACGAAATGTGGGTAGTATGGATGCAAAGAGTACAAATGTTGGTACAGGTATGGTAGGTGCACCGGCATGTGGTGATGTAATGAAATTACAGATTGAAGTAAAAGATAACATTATAATAGATGCTAAGTTTAAGACATACGGTTGTGGTAGTGCTATTGCAAGTAGTAGTTTGGTTACAGAAATGGTAAAAGGTAAGTCATTAACACAGGCACAAGCAATAAAGAATTTAGATATTGTAGAAGAACTGGCACTTCCACCAGTAAAAATACATTGTAGCGTATTAGCTGAAGACGCAATTAAATCAGCAATAGAAAACTATAAAAGTAAGGTAGCATAATGGCAAAGAATACAGGTAAAACACAAGGTTCAATGATAGCTGCCGTTCAAGCAGGCCAAACTGCTATTGGTTCTGCTATTTCAGGCATGTCTAAAGCATCTGCTACAGATATGCAGGCTGCTGATACCTTAGAAGATATCAGAGAAATTAATCACGATATCAAAAAAGGCCAAGAGAATATGGTCTACCTGTTAGGTGAGATGTTTGCATTTGATATGGAGGCATTTCGTAGAGAACGAGATAGAGCCAGAGAAGCCGAGAAAGAAAGATTAAAAGCACTTAGCAATAGTAACAGTAATATTATTGGTGGTGCAACAGTAAATGAGGGTGATGAGGGACCAGGCGTTGGTAAAATGGCAATAGGTGGTCTTCTTGCTCTAGCCGCTTTTGCAAAGGCAACAAATACAGAAGACATATTAAGATTACCACAACAACTTAAATCTATCAGAGCAATGGCCACATTTGCCAAAGGTATTGGTACTTTAGGTACATTAGGTTTTGGACCGGCAATATTGAAAAATATGAAAGCTGGTTTAATGTCAGTCAGAATAATGCCTAAGACAATAGAGGCAATGAACAAGTCGTTGAATACTAGATATTCTAATATGATGCGACCTGCTAGAAATCTGTTTATGGGTTTGTCTATGCAATTTAGATTGATACAATTAGATTTTATGGAAAAAGTAAGAACTATTCGAACTGCCATTACAGAAAACAAATTAGTTACATTTATTGTAAATAGTTTTAAAAATGCATTTGCCAGAATAGCCGCAGTATTCAGACCAATCATTGCAACAGTAAGAGGTTTATTTGCCGCTAAGACAGGTACGGCTGTTATGGCAATAGACAATATATTAGGACCATTGAAGGCAGTTGGTAGATTTATTGGTAAATTATTCTTACCAATTACATTGATACTTGGTGTCATAGATGGTATAACTGGATTTATGGAAGAATATGGCGAGAGTGGTTCTATTGTAGATGGTATTAGAGGTGCAGTAGAAGGCATAGTAGATGGTTTCATAGGTACATTTGTAAGATTGATTACAGATTTACTTGACATGGCATTATCATTCTTAGGTTTAGAACAACTAGGTTCTTTCATTGGCGAGTTTGGTGAAAATATTACAGCAGACTTCAAAGCCGCAGTTGGTGGTATTGTAGATATTGTTACAGGTATATTTACTTTAGATTGGGATAGAATTAAAGGTGGATTTGGTACACTATTTGCAAGTACAGGTTCATTCTTCTTATCTGTATTGACAGCGCCAATAGATATGGCAGTCAACTTCATAAGAGATATATTTGGATTTGGTGGCGCAGATGCTAACTTTAGTCTTATTGAATTTGTTGTAGGCATGGCAACGAAAGCATGGGACTTTATCAAAGGCATATTTACATTTGATACAAGTAGAATTATGGGTAAGATATTTGATATTGGTACAGTGCTTAAAGCTATTACACTAGGTGGTGTTGCTGCTGTTAAGGCATTAGGACCATTTGGTAAAAGTCCTGCTGAGGCATTTAGTGAGAAATATAATGAAGTAATGAGTGGCGCCACATCAAGTATGGATATAAAAGAAAAAGAGATTACAAAAGTTACTACAGAGAATGTAGAAGGCGATGTATCAGAAATTACTTACAAGAAAGATGTTATTAATAATAGTGGT